CGGCTGGAGCAAGGTGCCGCTCGGCACCGCGACCGATCAGGATGTCGATTATTGCGGCCGGCGCATCAAGGGCGGCGCCAAGCTCCGGTCGCTCGGCACGTGGCCGTTGAAGTCGAAATTCTACACTTACGCGGCCCTGATGCCGATCGTGCAAGGCTCCGCGCTGATCTATCCGCCCGGCTTCTGCCACTTCGGCCGGTTCCTCGACGAAAATTATTTTAAGCAGATCACGTCCGAATATCTCGAGGACGAGGTCTATCGCGGTCGGGTGCGCAAGGTCTGGAAACTGCGCTCGCATCGCGAGAACCACTTTCTCGACACGCGCGTCGGCAATCTGGCCGCGGTCAATGCTTACTTTGCGAGCTTCACCGCGGATGATTGGGCTGACCGTGCCAAAGAGCGCGGCATTCCTGCCGATCTGCAGACGCCCGATCTGTTTACACCGCGTGCGTTCCAGTCTCTCGCCGGCCCCGCCGCGGGAGCTGATCCGGCGGGAGCGACGCGTGCTGGCGCCGCTCCCGCCGCCGCCGCTACGCCGACGCGACCGCGCGACATTTACGACCAGCTCGCCGAACTAAACAGAGGCGTGTGACCATGGCAGTGCCGTCGACGAACGAGGGCCGCCTGGCGGCCGCGCAGGCTGCACGCCATCAGCTAATCACCGGCGGCCTCCCCGTAGAGGTCGAGATCGCGGGCGGCATGCGCGTGACTTACGCGCCGGCCGATCGCGATGCGCTCGAAAGCTACATTTCCGAGTTGCAGGCGGCGATCGCCGGCACGCAAACGCGCGGCGCGCTCGGGTTCATACTTTAGTGGGGCCGCACAATATGCCTGCAGCTCCATCAGCCAATGCGTTGCGATTTTGGGATGACGGCGCGGTTCCGTCGGCCAACGTCACCGGCATTCCGCCGACCGGCGGCAGCGCCGATCCTGCCTCTAAAAGCGCATCGCTAAATTCACAGGAGACCATGGCGTGGCGGCCGCCGCTCACGTCGGCCGACAGTTCCACGCTCTATGAGCGCGATCTCAGCGGCCGGCGCGTCGCTGATCTGCTCCGCAATGATCCGCACGCGCGTGCCGGCCGCACGCGCCTGGTCGACATGCTGGTAGGGGCCGGCTTGCGCGTCTCGCCGGCGCCGTCGGCGGCTGCGCTCGGCCTCAATCCGAAAAGGAAGCGTGATCGGATTGCGCTTCAGGATTTGTCGCTTGCGCTGAAAAGCGAGTGGAAGCTTTTTGCCGAGGACCCGCGCAAGACGAACGACGCGCAGCGTCGCATGTCGTTCAGTGGTCAGTGTCGGCTTATGGCCGGTACGTTCGCGACGCGCGGCGAGTGCACGCATTTTCTCGATTGGCGCAATGAGCCCGGCGTTCGCTACGCCACATGCGTACGCACGGTCGATCCCGACCGCCTGTCGAATCCCTATGGCCGTTCGGACGGCCCGAACCTCCGCGGCGGCATCGAATACGACGATCGCGGCACGCCGATGGTCTATCACGTGCGCCAGGCGCACCAGGCGGATTGGTTCAATTCGCTCGCCGCGAGCAAATGGGAAGCCATTCCGCGGATAACGCGGCAGGGTCGCCCGGTTTTTGTTCATGCCTTCGAGCCGGATCGCGAGGATCAATCGCGCGCGATCACGCCGTTTGCTGCGCTGTTGACGCGGCTGCGGATGATTACCAAGGCCGGCGACCTCGAATTGGCAAATTCGGCCGTGAACGCGTTGTTTGCTGCGTTCGTTACCTCGAACCTCGCCGTCACCGACGTCGCGCAGTCGATGACGCCCGATCATGCGCTGCAGGCGACCGGCCGGCGCTTCCAATATTACAAAGATCATCCGCCGACCATTAACGGCGTGCGGATGCCGATCTTGCCGCCTGGCGACGAGATCAAATTGAACACCAGCCCGCGGCAAAACGCGGCCTATCACGCCTTTCAAACCGCGTTCCTGCAGTCGATCGCCTCTGCTCTCGGTATTTCCTACGAGCAGTTGTCGATGGACTGGTCGAAGGTCAATTACTCGTCGGCACGCGCGGCGCTCAACGAGGTGTGGCGCCACATTCAGTCGATGCTCGACGCCTTTATCAATCAAGCGATCGTGCCGATTTATTTCGGCGTTATCGATGAGGCATTCGACCGTGGCTACATCACACCGCCGAAGGGTGCGCCGGCTTTCGAAGAGATGCCTGGTGCCTATCTGACCGCCCGCTGGATCGGGCCGGGCCGCGGCTACGTCGATCCCGTCAAGGAGGCGCAGGGCGCCTCGCTCCGTATGGCCGCGCTCACGTCGTCGCTCGAGCGCGAATGCGCCGAAATGGGCATCGACTGGTACGAAAATCTCGACCAGATCGCGCACGAAGAAGAAGAGCTGAAAGCGCGCGGGCTCGTTCGCGCGGTCGCGTCGGGCAGCACCATCGCGGACGATCCGAGCGACGACGATCCGGAAAAATCCGGAGCCGGCCAAGCCGCCGAACGCGAGCAGAGGAACGCAGCATGATTGCCTTTCGTCACGTCGCCGCGCGTTTCTTCAACCGACCGCTGTGGATTCAACCGGAGGCGGCCGAGACGATCGGCGCTTTTTTGCTGTCGCGCATGTCAGAACTCCGCGCCGGCGGCGGTAGCAGCGCGGAGGACGACGCCGGCGAGACGAAACAGTTTTTTCGGCCGACCGAAGGCGCCGACGGCTCGATCGAGTTTCATTCGCCGCGCATGTCGCGTTTCCACGGCGACTATCTGAAAGGCGACGATGGCCGGCCGTTGCCGTATCGGCGCACGCCCGAAGGCACGGCGATAATCACCATGGTCGGCGAGCTGGTAAATCGTGGCGCATGGGTCGGCGCCTCGAGCGGGCTGATTTCCTACGAGGGCTTTACGCATCAAATGCGTGTTGCTCGCGACGACGGCAGCACCAAGCGCGTTGTGCTCGATATGGAAACGCCGGGCGGCGAAGCGATCGGCGCTTTCGAGGCCGCGGCGGTCACCCGCGAGGTCGCGGCAATCAAGCCGGTGACGGCGCTGGTCAACGGCATGGCGGCATCCGCCGGCTATGCGATCGCGTCGGGCGCGAGCCGCATTGTCACCATCCCGACGGGCATCTGCGGCTCGATCGGCGTCGTGTTGATGCACCTCGATTATTCGAAATTGCTGGAAGAGGAAGGCATCAAGCCGACCTTGATTTTCGCCGGCGATCACAAGGTCGACGGCAATCCGTTCGAGCCGCTTCCGAAAGAAGTGCGCCAGGACATGCAGGCGAAGGTCGCCAGTTTTTACGATCAGTTTGTCGCAACCGTCGCGCAAGGCCGCGGCATGGATGCGGCGAAGGTCATCGATACGCAGGCCCGCGTGTTCAAGGGTCAGGACGCGGTCGATGTCGGTCTCGCCGACGCGGTGGGGACCTTTGAGAGCGTGCTCGCTGAAATGAATTCCGCCCATTCCGGGTTTAGCAAAGGAGCTACCATGAACGACAAGACCGGCGCCACCGCGGCCGATAACGCGGGCATCACGCAGGCCGACAGCAATGCCGCGATCGCCGCGGCCGCCGCCGCCGCGCAGACGCGCATCAAGACCATCTTGAATGCGAAAGACGCCGCCGGCCGCGGCAAGCTCGCCAGCCATCTCGCGCTCGACACCGATATGTCGGCCGAGGCGGCGATCGCCATTCTCGCCAACTCCGCCAAAGAGCCGGAGCAGCGCGGCGGCTCGCGCCTCGACGGCAACGTGCCGTCGCCGCGGGTCGACTCGAGCGAAGGCAAGCCCGACGCCGAAGTGATCGCCGGCCGTTGGGACGGCATCGTCGCGCAAATCAACAAGGAGACCGCACGGACGTCCAGCCGCTAATCGGCTGTTCGTTCCGCCGCGCTTCCTGAAACCCACACGCTTAAAAAAGCGAGGACATCATGACCACCCTAACCGAAGCACTGCATCCCGGCTCGTTCATCATCAGCGAGTCGCCGCACGAACACTGCCGCGACGCGATCACCATCGCGGTGTCGCAGACCATCCTAGTCGGCCAGGCGCTCGGCCGGCGCATCGCTGCCAGCGCGGCTGTGACCTCGAGCGCCACGGCCGATGCTGCCAACACGGGTAACGGCGTTTTCACGCTTGACGGCACCGCGCCCGTGGCTGCCGGCGCGAAGGACGGCGCCTATCGCGTCGTCTGCGTCGCCGTTGCCACCAACAGTGGCACCTTCGAGGTGTCCGACCCGGACGGTAAGGAAATCGGCCGGGTCGCCGTCGGCGCGACCTTCAATAATCAGATCAAATTTGCGATCGCCGATGGCGCGGCCGACTTCGTTATCGGCGACGCGTTCACGGTCCAGGTCGGCGTGGAGGACGGCGATTACGAATATCTCGCCCTCAACCTGTCGGCCACCGACGGCTCGCAGAACGTCGCGGGCTTCGCAGTCTATCCGGTGACCACATCGGGCTCGGCAACTGCGAAGATCGCCGGCCTGGTTCGCGGGCCGGCCGACGTCCGCGCCGCCGACCTGACCTGGCCGTCGGGCGCAACCGCGGCACAAATCGCCGAAGGTCTCCGGCAGAGCGAGCGCCTCGGCATCGTCGGCCGATAACCGTCCACCTGAAATCGCGGTTTAGCCTTTCCGCTGGCCGCTCCCCACTCACCAAAACGCAAGGGATTAAATCGCTATGGAAGGCTTGTCTCTCGACGTCTTTGATCAAGACGCATTCAGCGCCATCTCGCTTTCGGCCGCAGTCGATAAGCTCGACTATGTGCCGAGCCTGCTCGATGGCATGCCCGGCTTGTTCGAGACCGACTCGGTTCGCACCGAGGAGGTCTGGATCGAGGAACGCTCGACGGGTGCCGTTGTGCTCCAGACGTCGCCGCGCGGTACTCCGCCCAAAAACGAGGGCGCCGATCAGCGCAAGGCGCGCAGCTTCAAAACTGTGCGCGTCGCCGATGCTTCGCGCATTCTGCCGAGCGAACTGCAGAACATCCGCGCGTTCGGCACCGCCGATCAGCTCATGTCGCTGCAGATCGAAATCGCGCGCCGGCAGCAGAAGATCAAGCGCAATATGGCGCTGACCTGGGAAAACCTGAAGCTCGGCGCCGTGCAGGGCACCGTCTATGACGCCGACGGCTCGACCGTAATCTACAATTGGGCAACCGAGTTCGCCCAAACGATCCCGGCCGAGATCGGCTTCGATCTCTCGAATGTCTCCGGCGTTTCGCCGCGAGTGAACTGCACGGCGGCGGTTCGTTCGATCCGCCGCGGCCTCAAAGGCAAGCCGATGTTTCGCATCGTCGGCCTGTGCGGCGAC